TGGTGGTGAGGGGCGGGCGGTCGTTTTGGTTTTCCATGGTGTGTTATTGGTTAGGCGAAATTGATAGGGGCGAGGGGAGCAGCGGAGGTCGGGCGGGCGATGACGATGACCTCGGACGGGTAGGCGGGCCACTCGTTAAAGGACTTGCAGACCTCGTAGGCCTTGATGGCAGAGAGCATGAGGGCTTCGCCTTCCGCGATCAGGTCTTGGTGCAGCTCGAAGACGGCGGTCAAGTACGGCGCCTCTTTCTCGACGACCAGGAGACGGAACCCCTTAGGGCGGACACCAAAGTTGAGTTTGCAGAGGAGCAGATACCAAGCGGCCTGCAGTTTAAAGTCGTCTGACCAGATGAGTTGACGACCGAAGCCCTTGGGGGTGGCCTCTTCCATCGTGGTCTTAATGTCGTAGACGTACCCGTCCGCGGCGATCAGGTCGAGGGAGCCCTTGATAGGCACCATATAGTCAGCCGTGAGCATGACTTCCGTGGCGATGGGGACGATGTTATATCGACCCATGGCGATACGCAGAGCGTCCGAATAGGACAGGGCGTTATCGTACTCGTCAGCCTTGCAAGGCACGTCACCGGGCTGGAGGGTGGACTTCCAATAGGCGTGGACTTCCTTGCCTTCCTTCGTGCGCTTATCGGTGTCGGGCTCGGGCTTGAACTTAGCGAACTCGTCCTGAGCAAGGACGGCGGCGTGGGTCATAATGCCTTCGCGTAAGGCCTTAGAGTCTTTGCGGGGGTTGGCCTTATCGTGGGCGTACTTCGCCGGTGCTTTAAGGAGCAGTTTGGCTGAGGTCTGGTTTAACGCGTCGATAGCGTCGTAATCGGCTCGCGTCTTGCCAGCAAGTTTGGCTTGGATTTCTTCGGGTGTATACATGGCGTGTGGGGGTGAATGTTGGAATGAATTACAGCACGTCGTCGGGGTTGTCGACTAGGTTCTCGGCGTCGGTCAAAGTCTTGTCCATCTCTTCAGCCTTCTCGTGGAGGTTCTGGACGCTGACCAGGAGTGAGGCAAGGTCGGCTCGGACGATGTTGAGGCGTTCCCGCAGCTCGACCATGTCGTTAATGTCTTCTATGCGCGTGGCGTCCGTGATCGCGAGGACGGAGAGGAGGCGGTCGCCGTCGATACTGACGCGGTGGATATCCGCTTGGGTGACGAACGCGGTTTGGTAGGCTGAGAGGCTACGGGCCTCGGTCTGAAGTCGGCGCAGGGCGGCGGCTAGGCGGTCTTGGGTGGTCATCGTTTAGAGCGGAAGAGGGTGAGTTCAAAGACCTTGCCGCAGTTGACGGCAAAGAAGCGGACGTCTGACCGGGCAAGGGAGGGGAGGGTCTCAGCCTTCCAGCCGGCTAGAACCTTCTCGAGAGCCTTGTTGGACTTAGCCTGGAGTTCGACGAAAACGGTGCCGTCTAAGAGGATGAGCAGGGCGTGGGTGTTCTCGTCTAGGGCGGCGGCCTTGTAGACCGACGAGGGGATGACGAGCGACTTCATGCGGGGAAGAAGGAGCGGGCCGAGACCCATATCTTTTTGAGGTGGATAGACTGGCGCTTGATAGCGTCGGCAGCGGACTGACTGACAGCGTCGATGACGTACGCGTTGCCGTTCAGCTCGAAGGTCGCCCCGGCAAAGGTAGGGACGTGCTTGGCTTGCTTGGCTAGGATGACGGCCTCGAAGTCAGCGAGCTCGACCTCGGCTTGGCTCATGTCCGAGATGGAGAACTGCCGGATGGCCTCGGTCTTGACGATCCACATAAGGACGATGGTATGGTCCGTGAGGATGACGTTGATAGGTTGCCCCGTGCCGTGCGTGGTCGAGGTGGTCACGACTGCTTGCCCTCTTTGGCGGCGTGCCAGATTGCCAATGCCTTGAGGAAGTTTTTAGCATCCTTTTCATCTCCGCTAGACCATTCTGAAAGCATCGCATCCCCGGCCTTGGTCAGCCGCTCGACCTCGGCCTTGAGGCGGGTCTGGTTGTCAATCAACGCGGCGACCTGTCTCTGCAATCCATAGACCTCGTTATTGGCGGTCTGAAACTCACGCACCAATCGGTCTTCGTTCTCCTTCTCCATCTTTAGTTCGTCGTCTAGGCGGGCGACCTCGGCCTTTAGGTTAGCCACCGCCTGGCAGTCGACGCGTTCGTGCGCACGGACCACGGCCTCGAGGCAACGGACCTCAGCCGTTAGGGTTTCGACCTGAGCGTCGAGGGCGATGATGCGGCCCTTCAGCTGGGCGTTCTCGATGATGTCGTCGATGTTCATTTGGTGGCGTTCCGTACGGCTTGCTCGAAGGCGTGGGTGTTGATGGCGGCTAAGTGTTCAGCGCTGAGGTCTTTTAAACCTTGTCCAGGCTTGAGCCAACCCTTGAGCGTGAGGATTTCCACGGCGGCCTTCTCAAAGCGGAGTTCGCCCATAAAGACCTTCGGTGCTTGGGGCTTCGGAGCCGAGGCTTGATGCCCGTCGTCGTCGAGGTCCACCGAGATACCGCAAGCCGTCTGGATAGACTGCCGGCGAATGTAGGTGATAGCCCCGCCGACCTGTTGAGCCGTAAGGCCGTCGGCCTTGACCATCAATTTTCCGAAGGCGAAGAGGTGGCCCGAGGTGTGCAGCAGGGAAGTGGACACGCCCACTTTGCCTTCCTCCGTCTCGAGGACTTGCACGAGGGCGAGGTTGTGCGCTTGGAGGACAGGCTTCACCGCGTCGAGCAGAGCGTCGAGCGAGACGTAGCGTGCCTTAAAGGCGGGGTTGATGCGGTTAGCGCCGACGTTCTCCATCGAGGAGAGTGCGGCGATCAGGTCGAAGTAGGGATTACTTTGCTCCTGGCTAACTGCGGTGGTGGTTTCTTTTTTACTCATGGCTTGGGTTGTGGGTTGGGTGTGGGAAAGGCTTACGGGAAAGAAGTCATCTCGTCCACCGTCTTCTGAGTGACGCATCGGAGGTGGTTGTCGTGGGACAGGAACCAGGAGCGGCTCGAACCCGACACGCGGGGCTTTAACTTACGGGCCACGGTGCCGTCAGAGAGGACGACGTAGGAAGAGCCGGAGAGTTCGCGGTAGGTCGCTGGAGCCTTGGCTTCTGGCGTTTGCTTGGAGGGTTTCTTTTGCATTGGGAGGGGGTTAGTTGATGGCGCCGCGTCGAGCAGCGTCAAGGATTAGGAGAGCGTCGGCGTTCCAAAGGGTCACGTCCTGATCGGGGAAGAGTTCAGCTGCTCGAGCCTTGAGGACGTTCTTCCACTCGGTCGTCGAGCGGTCGCCCTTGGTGCCGACGGGGTGGGCCTTCATCCAGATTGCCGGACGTATGCGGTGGACCTCCCAGCCGTGGGCAACGGCGCAACCGTAGAGGACGCCCGTATTCCACATTAGTTTCCCGATGGCAGAGCCGGGGATGTTCTTGCCGGCGAAGAGCGGGGGTTCCTCAAGGTACAGGATGACGCGGCCCGCGTTGCCGTTGATGTCCTTTAAGAGCTGGACCACGTCCCAGTCGGTCGGCGGCATCTTGTGGGCTTCGGTCGTTCCCTCGGAAGGGGTATAGACGACGATGCCTCCGCTTACGCCCGGGTCGACGGCGACGATGGTTGGCTTGTTCATTTGGTGGAGCGTGGGTCTCGGTTTAAACGAGCGACCACGACCCGAGTTATGGCAGGGCAAGCCCTTAGGTCAAACCCTTTAGCCTTGAACCCCGCAAAGCCGAGTTGATGGGCGGCGTAGACTTCGCCGATCGTGGGCTGTCGGCCTAGCGCCGTGGTCAGCCGTTCCTCGAGGAGGGTCAGCCAAGAGGTGGCGTATTCCCGCCCGACCCCTTCGTCCGTGGCCCAAGTGCTGTACCCGTAGGTCGGGAGGCCGTGGCGGGCACGCCAGCGGGTCGTATCGGCCCACGCAGCTGGGAAGAACTGTGCGAGCCCACGCTCCCCGAGTCTGCCGATGGCCTTGGGGTTGCCGGAGGACTCGACAAAGATGACGGCCTCGACCTGTCCAGGGGTGACGGCGTGGAGGGAGGTCGCCGCGAGGAGCAGGGCGAGCAGTCTCATCGTCCGTCTATCGTCGGGTGAACCGAGCCCGAGTCCTTCTCGCCGTTGCGGTCGACGTAGGACCAAGTGAACAGGGCACGGCATCCCGTGGTTAGGTTGGCGTAGATAGAGACGGCCATGCAGTTGTGAGACTCGCGAAGGTTCTCCTCGGCAACGGCAGCGCACATGGCAATCCGCTGGCGGGCGTACTTCTCCGTCCAGTCGCCTTGCAGGACGCGATCACGGCTGTAGGCGATTTGGTAGGAGAGTCCGCGGATGACATGAGCCGGGGAGGCCAGCATATCGGGGGACATGGAGAGAGGGTCGGGCATGGTCGTGATTAGTACTTGTTAATGATGTCGACGAGGCTGGGGCCGTCGGCGAGGGCGAGGATGTAGCCCGTGAGGGCTAGACCAGCAAGGAGGGCGAGAAGGAGTTTCATGGGATTAGGCGTTAGCGAGATTGGTTTCGGCGATGAAGCGGTCTTCGAGGGCTTCGACAATTTCAAGGAGGTCGACGCTTTGGTTGTCGGTCAGAGAGCCGGACATTTGCAAAGCGATGCGGGCATCGTTGAGTTTGTCGATTTGTTTGCGGAGGGCTTTGAGGGCTTGGGTGGTCATAGGTATTTGGTACTCCTCCTTTGTGAGGGCTTTAGGTTTAAGGTCAACCCCTATCTGCTAAAGGTCTTATGAACCCCCATTCTGCCCCTAAGTCGGTGTCCTAGTCAGCCCCTAGGCTAGCCCAATAGACCCCTCTGGCTTGCCCTAGGAGGCGTTTGCCCGTCGAAAGCGTAGGAATACCGCCACCCCCACCCCTAGGCACCCGACCGCCAGAGCCCAGCCTAGGTCGCGGCAGGCCTTCAGCCCCATCGTCGCCGAGGTCAGTTGGCGCTCGAGCCCCGCGTCGTCGCTCTTCGTGCCGGCGTCCGTGATCAGGAGGGCCATCGTCGAGGAGTTCGCAAACGAGCTGAGGATAAGGTCCGAGATGTAGGCCACCGAGACGGCAGCCATCCCAGCGCAAACGACTAAGGCCACCGTCGCCCAAAGGAGGTTCGTCTCACTTCCTCCGCTTGCTTGGTTTCTTTTTGTCATGCGGTTTCTTCGTTACCTTAGCGACCTCAGCGTCGCCCCGGGCTTTAAGATACTTGAGGACGTAGTCCATGACCTCGGGAGCCGCGTACCCCGCTGCACCAACGACGCCCATGCGTAGACCAGGGGATGAGATGTGGTCCGTGATAGCGTACCCGACAAGGGCCGCGGTAATCGCGGCGGCAGTAATACGGCGCAACACCCAGCCAACGGAGACGGGTTCCGTAGACAGCAGCAGTCGGGCCGTCATCGCAAGGCCGCCGAGGATGGACGCCACTAGCCCGTCCTTGACCAGGGACTGGGTCGCTTCGTTATCGATGGGTGGGGGCGGGCTCATTTGCGGGTGACGAGGATAAGGCAGATGTTAGCGACCGAGTAGGACAGCCAAACGACAGCCATCAGGTAGTTCTTTGTGCAGAGGTTAGCCACGCCGGCGAAGAGGTAGGCTACGCCAGCGATGCCCGGGACGATGGTCGTGCAGAAGGTCTCGGCGGTCATTTGCTAATCCTCACGGGGGTCTTGTGCTTGCCCATTAGGACGCGGCGGTAGTTCTGCGACCAGAGGGTGCGGCTCATCTCTTTGCCTAGGCGGTCGATTTCAGCCTCGGCGAGATGGGGCAGGGAGATGTGCAGCTGCTCGTGGCAGAGGACTTCCATCTCACGACGAGGAGACAGGCGGGGGTCTATCTCGATGAGCGGATGGACCGGGTCGGTCGTAGCCATGCCCCATGCCTTCTCTTTTCCGAGCGGTCGCCAAATGACCTTAGGCTGCGGGGCTTTGCGGCGGGTCATTGTGTTTGTCGTTTAGGTGCCCGCGGTAGACGTGCCAGCCACCGACGATGAGGCCGAGCAGGAACAGGCCACCGACCGAAGGCAGGAACCAAGCGGAGTCGAGGAGGTAAGGGACGGCGCCGATGCAGATGCCCGAGAGGAGCAAGCCCGCCCCGATCATCACGCGACCGAAGGCAACGGCGAGACCACCGAGGACCATCATCCCCGCGGCGACTAGGGTGTAGAGGTTGCGCTGGCCTTCCTTCTTTGCCTCGTCGACCTGTTTCTTTAACGTGTCGATTTCGCCGACCATCTTCGACATGGCCTCGGCGTTCTGCTTTTGCTCGGCTTCGAGCTTCGCCCACATGGCGTTGATGTCGGCCCGAGCGGCGGTGGCGTTAGCGACGTTGGCGGCGTAGGCCTTGGGGTCGGCCTTCAGCGCACGAGCCTGAGCATAGGCTAGGTCTTCAGCGGACGGCTTAGGGAGCCCGGCCTCTGCCACCGTTAACTCGGCACGGACGATGGCGGGTTGGTCAGCGTTGGTCTTAGCGACCGAGACGGCTGCCGCAGTCCGCGACTCTAACTTGTCCTCCTTCTTGCCGACGACGTCGAGCGTCCCTTGGGCGGGGACAGGGTCGGGGGTCGGGGCGGGTGTGGTAGCACATCCAGCCAGGAGTAAAGAGATGACCAAAATGCGATGCATCGTAAATTGGTCTAGACCGTTTTACGTTACTTGCCCTTGAGAGCGTCGAGGAGGTTCTTGCCCTTGGTCTCGGTTTCTTTGAGGCGGTCGCCGTTCTTACGGTAGACGAGGACGCCAGCGACGAAGCCGATCAGGAGCCCGGTGAGGAAGAGGATGATGTAGGACATAGGATTAAGGGGTTTCGGTTTCCTCGACGACGATGGTCGGGCCAAGGTCGACGGGGGATTGTTTAGTCGGGAAGACGGCGATGCAATAGTCCTGACATAGGGTAGACTCACTAGCGTCCTGCCAAGTCGTTGGGAAAATATCTTTCATAAGACTCGGCGGGTTAGCCGAGGCATCTAGGACTGCGTAACGCAGTCGCATCTTGTACGAGTAGGGCATGGGATTAGAGTCCGTAGTAGACGCGGGTCTGGTACATTGTGATGCTATTATTTGAAGCCGTTGCTCCTGTCATAAGCGACGCGCCGATGTTAACAAAGTTAATAGCGTTTGAAGTACCAGTCGGGCCATCGGTTACTGTGACGGCTAGGCCCTGCAGGACGTTAGAGTAGCAGAAGAGTTTAATGGTTCCCGTGCCATCAGAGAAGAGACTAAATGAAGAGTTTGTCAAAGTGTTGGTTCCGCTGCTTGTGCCGAAACTGACGTAGCTCGAAGCCTTTTGGGTAG